TGATAAAACCACTGATGAAAAGATGGTTACTATAAGAGCAGAGCGGGATACTTTATTAAGAGATACTGATTGGACTGGTTTATCTGATGTAACGATGAGTGCTGATATGATTACTTATCGCCAAGCATTAAGAGATTTACCAGCAAGTGTTGATGTTGATAGTCCAGTATATCCGACTAAACCATAGTTGAAACTTATGGCACTGAAACTGATGAATCTACAAGACATATCAATATGCTGATGCACTGGACTGCTAATCCTAAAGATGAAGTTGACCCTGCCTTTGTATCATTGACNAAGGNNTAATGNATNGAACAACGNATTGAACGCTTAGAGCAAAACAATATCTAGGCGTGTAATATAATCCTTATNGTATCTTTTGCCTACAAGGCATTATGAGTATTTTATAATATAATTAGAGGTGAATCAATAGATGATGAATACACAATTTGAAGAAGTTACAGTAGATAGAGCGAAAGAAATAATTAATAGCGATAGATTTGTTAATATAATTTGGTTCAATGAAGTCTGTCCTACATGTCAACACATGATGCCAATACTTGAAAAAGTTAAAGAACAAGTCCCGGAATTTACTTTCGCGGCAATCAAAATAAAAGAAACGGATAAGCTATATTTTGAACCCAATTCATTCCCAGCATCATACTTTTTTAAAGATGGTGATAGGATTTCTATGATATTTGGTGCCGGGGTCGAATCTGAAGTTATCCAATTCCATAAAGATATAGTCAATGGTGGGATTAAAACAGAACAAGAACAATTAGATTTATTGGATTAATACTGGCGAATTTCTTACTGAGTAACTTCAAGAAAGGTAATCAAATTCGGCCTTCGGCCGTTTGCCTTGCAGGCAAATTTCCTATACTTATTAGATTTAATTATTTAATACTTATTAGATTTAATTATTTAATACTTATTAGATTTTAATTACTTTACCAGAACAGGTGAGGTTTGCCGTATCCTCCTTCAACATAGATCCTGTTAATTCAGGGCCGTTCATTGGGCTCTCATCATATCGCCCTGTTCGGTTTATTTAGATATTTAGTGTCTATACCCACATCAATCTCCGGATCGTATTTAAGTGTATTAAAACAGTTGCCGGTCACTCTAACTTTTGACTTTAGGTGATGGTTCTTACTCAATTTGTATAGTTAATATTATTATAACATATTTATATTGGAAAGTAAACAAAGAATTGATATAAATAAGTATATGAAGACTAATAGTGATGATGTACAGAAATGGGTGATGGAAGCGAAAAAACATAAGAAAAAATCTTCCGGTGTTCGCAGAAAACAATCATTGCATGATAAAGGTATTGATGCATGGATTAATTGGAAAAAATAATATTGTATAAATATTATTGTAAAAAATGCATTTTACACAACAACAAACTACTTAATTAAGGAGAAATAAAATGAGTGAATTTTCAAATTACTTGGAAGACGCAATCTTAAACACTACTCTACGTGGTGTAACTTTAACAGGTGTAACACCATACGTTGCATTATTCGAAACTGACCCTACAGACGCTGGTACAGGTACTGAAGCTGCAACTGCTTCATTCCCTGCATACACACGTCAAGCAATCACATTTAGTGATCCAGCTGGCGCGAACACTACTTCAAATAGTGCTTCAGTTTCTTTTTCTGCATTTGATGGTGCTTCTGCAACTACATACACACACGTTGGTATTTATGATGCGTCTACTTCTGGTAACTTACTTTACCATACGCCTATGAACTACAATAAAACATTGACTAACGGCGACGTTATCACGTTTACTTCTGGTTCTGTAACAGTAACAATTGACTAATATTTGTTAATTGATGAATAGAGGGACTTCGGTCCCTTTATTTTTCATATAGGATTCTAATGGCTAAACTTCAATCGGTAGCAGACTTAAAAGCATATGCACTACGCAAACTGGGTTCACCAGTAATCAATATTGAGGTAGATACGACTCAAGCCACTGACCGAATAGAAGATGCCATACAAATGTTCGTTGAGCGCCATTATGATGGTGTTGAAGAAACATACATAAAAATTACTACATCTGCGACAGATGTTACTAACGGGTATTTTACAATACCTGATAATATAGTAGCAATCACCGCTTTGCTGGAACCAAACACTGGCGGAGCCAATGGTGAATCATTCATGGACGCCGAATGGCAGTTTGGTAAAGCCACTATGGAAGACCTGTTGAGCGGTACACCATCTTCAGAGACTTTTACTAGTTATGAATTGACCCTGCAATATATCGAACTAATGAATCGATACTTTACACCCGCTAGGCATTTCACACATAATAGAGCGACAAATCAAATGTTTGTGCATGGCACAACTTTTGTTGATGGTAATACATTTATTATAAAGGGATATAGAATGGTAGTACCCGATGAAGGTACAGGCTACGCTATTGACTTATTTGATGACGCTTGGTTGAAAAAGTATACCACCGCGCTCATTAAACAACAATGGGGCTCAAATTTATCTAAATATGAAGGAGCTTCATTACCTGGCGGTGTTAGTACACGAGGTCCAGAATTATATTCAGAAGCTACGGAAGAGATTAATCAATTACTTGAAGAGTTTTCGGCAACTTATGAATTGCCGTTAGACTTCACTGTAGGGTAATGGCCACTAATCCACACGTTAACTGGCAGTCCGCGACTAACGAACAAGACCTACTTCATAATCTAACCACAGAATTTATTAAGATGTGGGGAATTGATGTGAAGTATATTCCTCGCATACTTCAAAATGAAGACATCATCTTTGGTGAAGATACTATTTCTAAATTTGAAGTAGTACATGATGTGGAGATGTACTTATCATCATTCGATAACTTTGAAGGTGAGGGCGATATGTTCGCCAAGTTCGGTCTTGAAATTAAAGACAGAATGGAGTTGATTATTAATCCTAGAGAATTTACATCTCTTACAGGTGTTGATAAGCCCCTTGAAGGTGATTTAATCTACTTCCCATTCAATGAAGGGGTGTTTGAAATTACTTTTGTTGAGCATGAGAATACATTCTATCCTTTAGGCACTATTGCACAATTTAAGATTCAAGCCGAATTATTCCAATACTCTCAAGAAGAGTTCAATACAGGTATTGCTAAACTTGATGGGCTTGCAGATGCTGCCAATAAGATTAAGACAACATACGGTAATTGGTTGGCGGGTTCAGAGCCACCGGTTGGTACTTCGGATTGGGTTAAGAATACATCTTATGATATTGGTGATACTATACACCCTACATCTTCCGGTATATGGACTGGCTTATATTATACCGCAGTTGCTAAGACTGGTTTAGGTATGAGTAATATCACTGAACCGGTATGGCCTACCGGGGCAGGCTCCACCGTAGCTGATAATGAAATCAATTGGGAGGCGAGCGGTTGGAATACAGAATCCGACGCGTTTGAGTTCCAAGGTGATGATGTATTAGACTTCGGCGAGACTAATCCATTCGGGGAGGTTTCGTAATGTTGGGCACTAGTTTTTATCATTCTCATATGAAGAATGTTACTGTAGGTATCGGTACACTTTTTAATAATATTCACCTTCGTCGATTCGATAAGAATGATGTTATAATAGATGATATTAAAGTACCTGTATCATATGCTAGTAAACAAAGATTCCTGACGAAATTAAGAGACCAACAAACCGCTTCTGGTGTACAGACATTTATTCCAAGAATTGGCTTTACAATGGATGGCATATCATATGACCCAAGTCGTAAGATTAATTCTCATGGAAGGATTACTACCGGTCAACCATTCAATGCCGACACACGCAAGCACGTTTATAATCCAGTCCCATATGATTTAAACTTCTCTGTGTCGATATATACAAAGAATACAGAGGACGCTCTACAAATATTAGAGCAAGTTGTCCCATTCTTTACCCCAGAATTTAATTTAACATTTAAAGAATTACCAGAAATTGATATGATACGCGATATACCCGTAATACTCGACAGTGTGGGTATGGATGATCTATGGGAGGCTAATTTTGATGGTGGTGACTTGCGTTCAATCGTATGGGATCTACAATTAACGGCGAAGGCGTGGTTCTACCCACCAGTTACTGATAAATCGGTTATTAAGAAAGCTAAAATTCAATACTTTGTATTTGGTGAAGATGATCCTGATGATACGGACGCTTGGTTTACATCAAATGACGTTGAGGCTAAATTCTCTGGAGCGGCTGCTATGATTGCAGAGGCGACCGTTATTTAATGCCAACTCAAGTATCTACTCATATAGTAGAGGTATCCCCGCCCAGCGCAGATTCTAATGATGAATGGGTAGCGGTATATAGTGGCACCTCTGGTGTGGCACACCAAGACTCCCCTTACGCAAGACCCACCCTAAGAAAGAAAGTAGCGGCCGCAGTAGTTGCTGCGACGGTTGGTGCTTCAGTATTTGCCGTACAATATTCCGTAGATCCTATGGATGCCAATAGCGATAGTAATTATGAAGTAGTGACGGAATACTTATTACCCGATGGTGCTATATCATCTGCGGCTAATATGTATGCAACAGCATCGTTCAGTGTTATTCCAGGCATCCAAGTACTTGNTGGTAGTAACACAGTTGTGGCTGGTGGTGAATTAAGTGCCTCCGCTTCAAATATATCTAATGTTAATGTATCGATAACAGCGGATGCTGCTATTGTATCCGCCACCGCTATAACTGGTGAAGGTGCAGGTGTTATGGCCGGTGACGCTTCAATGAACGCGCTTGGATCAACATTTAAACTTGGTTACTCCGACGTTGTTGTAACAGCAACACTTGATTCAGAATCTAATATAAATAATTACTCATCATTCGATGTAGTCGCGATTGGTGCTATATTCACGGATGAATCTATAATATCATCCACCGCTTCATTCATGGTAGGTTCTGCTTCAATGGATGTCAATGCTGGTGTGGTGGTAGATTCGGCTTCCGATATATCGGGTACCGCCACCGCCACTTCTGAATCTACCCTTGCTTCCTCCGCTTCAATGGATGTTGTTGCCTCTGGTTTAAGTATATTTGCCGGTCACACAGAAGAGTTTGGTTTAGGTACAATCACAGGCACCGCTTCACTTGAAGCAATGGCAAGTATAGAGGCATTTAATAGTATTGCATTTACCGGTGATGTAAATCTTATATTCGATGCACTTATATCGACACCTGCTTACGCCGACATCTCTGGTACAGGTTTAATTACCTCTGAATCAAGTGTAGAGGCATTTAATTCACTCGATGTTACCGCTTCCGGTGTGATGATAACCGCATCCGCAACAACAGAAGATGGTGCTGGTATAGTTGCAGGTTCTGCTCTAATGACTTCAGAGCCTATATTAATTAGTAATTCTTCTTCCGATGTAGTAGCTTCAGGCTTAATTGTATCGGCCGGTTACACTGACCAATATGGATTATCCGTTGTAGGTGGTTCTGCCACCGTCAATGTTATTTCCACGGTTGATAATTATACTTCTTCCGATATAGTAGCTTCAGGGCTTGCCGTAATTGCTTCTTCTGTAACAGAAGATGGTGTTGGTATTATAGGTGGTTCTGCCACCATGACTTCAGAGCCTATATTAATTAGTAATTCTTCTTCTGATATAGTCGCGTCTGGTCTTACAGTATTTGCCGGTCACACAGAAGAGTTTGGTTTAGGTACAATCACAGGCACCGCTTCACTTGATGCTTCGGGTATGGTTGAAACGGCGTCTGTATCTAATATCATTGCCGGAACAACTTCAGTTACTTCTGAATCTAGTATGACCTCCGCTTCTACAATGGATATTACTGGTTCATCCTCTATCATCACTCGATCGGTGGTGGAGAATAATTCTATTATAGATATTGTTGGTAATGCGGTATTGAATATTATTGGAATATCATCTGCATCTGCTTCTTCTGATATTGTTGTAGAGGGTGGCGCGGTATCTGCAATATCTGTTTACGCGCATGGTATAGCATTTAATGTTGCCGGTGCTACTATTGATGTTGAACCTACGGTAGAGGGTATAGGTTCTTCCGATGTAGTCGGTTCAAGTTCAATCTCTACAGAGCCTATGGTTGAATCATTCAATGCATTGAATATATCTGGTACAGGTTTAATTACTTCTGAATCAAGTGTAGAGGCATTTAATTCACTCGATGTTGTAGCCTCTGGCGCGGTTATATCCGCCGCCGGTGTTACTGTTGATGGTGCTGGTATAGTTGCAGGTTCTGCTTCCATGACCTCTGACGCAGTGATCGCCGCACCTGCTTCATCTGATGTTGATGCTTCGGCATCCATTATTTCAATTGCTTCTTTGGAGGCATTTAATTCTGGCTCAATTGCCGGAACTTCTTCTATTACTTCCGATGTTATTACAATCGCTAATACTACATCGGATATTATTGGTACTGCAACTTCTTCTTCTGAGAGTGTTGCGGCCAACGCAGGTTCGTTTGATGTTGTTGTTGAAGGTGCTACCGTTACAGGTGCCTCATTATTTGCCGATGGTGTTGCATTCACCGCATCTGAGGCTACTGTAACTTCTAGTTCAATTAATAATTCTTCGTCTTCATCTAACATTATAGTCAATGGTGTAATTACATCAACCGCTACCAATGAGGTATCGATCACTTCAAATATCTCTGGTTCAAGCTCAATTGATTCCACCTCTGATGTTGAACATGACGGCACCATTACATTGTCTGGTGCAGGCGCATTTAATTCTGAATCAAATACTGAGCATTTACCGATATCTAATATCTCTGGTGCTGGATTAATTACTTCTAGATCTATCGTTACATTAAGTTCTGTATCCGATATGATTGGTTCCGCTCTAATGGATGTAGCTCCTTCTGTTGATAATACAGGCGCTGCGGATGTTGAAGCTTCTGGTCTTACAGTATCGGCTGGTCACACCGATCATTACGGTATATTAAGTATTGGTGCAAATCTTGGTATTGAATCCATAGCAACGAATACCTCTAATGCTTCTATAGACGCGACAGGCACAGTCATAGTATCGTCTACGGCAGTGAATAATGCCCACACTACGGTTAACATTACCACCACAGGCGCGACTATCACTACATCTGAAGTAATACAAAGTGGTGTAGCCGTTCACGCAGGTACTGCTACAATTACTTCCGATGGTGTTGTTACTAATTCTGGTACTGCTGATATTACCGCCACCGGCGCGACTGTAACTCATGGTGAGGCTGAACATATAGGTGTTGGTATAATTGGTGGTTCTGCAGATATTGAAGTTGAACCTATAATAACCAACAATGCGACCTCCGATATAGACGTACAAGGTTCTATTACATCCGTGGGTATGATTATATCCTCCGCAGAATCCGATATAGTCGCCACCGGCGCGACGGTATCACATTCAGAAATTGAACATATAGGTGTAGGTATCATTGGTGGTAATGCTCTAATGACTTCATCTCCTACTGTGGATAATGTAGGTTCTGGTGATATTAATGTCACCTCTCTAATTGAATCTGAATCTAATGTAGACTTCGCGGGTACCGGTAATATTATAGGCTCAAGTATAATTACTTCTGAATCTATATCAACCAATAATGCTGTTGTGGATATTGTTGGTACTGTTTCTGCAACATCCACTGCTTGGGTTGCAATGCCTGATTCTGCCGATGTTGAAGCTTCTGGTCTTACAGTATCGGCTGGTCACACCGATCATTATGTTACATTAAGATTAGTTTCCGGTAATGCTATAACATTCGATGCCAACTCTGTCAGACACGCGGGTGGTACTGGTGATATGGTTGGTTCTGCGTCTGTTGTTGATTCTGGTTCTTCTGTACTACCTGGTGCATCTTCCGATATTACCGGTTCATGTACAGTTACGGCTCTTGGTGGTTTCTTATTAGAAATGACTAATGATCACTTAACAGATAGAAATGGTGTTTACATTACAGATGTAGATGGCAATACAATGGCGTTCAACGCTGTTACTGAATCTGCTGGTTCTGCATTAATTGAAGCTGATAATGATTACATCGCGGCCGGCACTGGTGATTGTGTAGTTAATGCTACAATGACCTCTGCACCGGTGGTTACTAACAATGCGTCTTCCGATATGGTCGCGTCTGGTTTAACTGTATCGGCCGGTCACACCGATCATTACGGTATATTAAGTATCTCTGGTGCATCATCTGCTGAATCATACACATCAGTTGAGATATTTGGTGATGGTGATATTGTTGGTACAGCAACAATAGAGTTTGATGCAATCATTGAATTCGCTGGTACTGGTGATGTGGTCGCGTCTGGTCTTACAGTATTCGCCGGTCATACTGAAAATTACGGTACTCTAAGTATCTCTGGTACATCTACGATGGATAGTGTAGGTAGTACTATTAACAATGCTGTTTCCGACATTATTGTTAATGCTACTGCATCATCTCTATCGTTTGCAACCTCGGCTGGTGAAGCCGACATAATCACTAATGGTGTTACCACCACAGCGGCTTCGACAACCTCTGAAGGTATAGCGTTTAATGGTGGTTCTGCATTAATGACTTCCGATCCTATATTAATTAGTAACTCATCTATTGATGTTACTGCCATAGGCGCCACAATCTCTGTTGGTGAAGTCGAACATATCGGTGTTAGTATAATTGGTGGTGACGCTACCATGACTTCTGATGCCGGGGTCGAATTTGTAGCTTCTTCTGATATTAGTGTATCAGGTTCTATAGAAACTGCGCCAATCAAT